TAGGTAAAGATGTAGATATGCCTACAAAAATGGTAGCTTCTGTAAAAGAAGTTATGCCAACTGCAAACATAGTTCAATTATCAGATATGAATACGCCAATTATTAAAGGCGTAAATACTATTATCCGTAAAGAATATAACGGTCTTATCATGGTGTTTAGATTAGAACACTTAGCTTCATTACGAGGCAATTGGGTCACACTAGATACAGACATGATAATTAAAAAAGACTTATCTCATGTATTTAACCAAGACTTTGATGTAGCTTTAACAAGACGTTATGGTGTCATCATGGATGCAGAAGGTAATGATGTAGTTAAGCTCATGCCATACAATGCAGGTGTTATGTTTTCTAAGAACCATGAGTTTTGGATAGAAGCATTAAACAAATTAAAGAGTCTTGATAAAAAAGCACACGAATGGTATGGAGACCAATTAGCTATTAAGCTAATGGCAGACACAGATAACTATAAGATATTAGAACTATCTTGTGATGAGTATAACTACACTCCAAAAGATAAAGAAGAACGTAAAGATGTATATGTTTATCATTTTAAAGGTCAGCGTAAAGACTGGATGATGAGCGGACAATATTAAAGGATATTAAATGGCATTTACAAACTATACTAGCTTTGTATCAACGGTAGAGAGCTATCTAGCGAGAACAGACTTATCAAGTGTTATCCCTGACTTTGTTCAGATGGCACAGTTAAGAATGAGTCGTGACCTAAGAACAGAAGCTATGTTAAAGGTTGCAACTACTACACCTTCTGATAATAAGGTAGCGTTTCCTAGTGACTTCTTAGAGTTAAGAGAGATGCACTTTGAGGGTAACCCACCTATTATCTTAGAGTATCAGTCACCTGACTTGTTCTTCCGTAATGGTCAAACATCATTATCAGGTCGTTCACATTACTTTACAATGTTAGGCACAGAGTTCCAATTTGCACCTAGTCAAAACTCTGATTACACCATTCAAATTTTATACTATGCTCAACCTACATTTATTTCTAGCACAACATCTAGTAACTTGTATTTAGCATACTATCCAGACGCTTTACTTTATGCAACATTAGCAGAAGCAGAACCTTATTTAATCAACGACGCTAGAATAGCTACTTGGTCTGCTCTTTATGATAGGGCTATTGCTAATATTAAGAAAAGCGATTTAGGTCAAACATACGCATACACAACATTAAACGTAACACCAAGATAAAGGAAAAATCATGGCAGAAATTAGTAACTTTTTAGAGAACGCAATTATCAACGCAACTCTACGCAATACAACATACACATCAGTCGCAACAGTATATGTATCACTATGGACTTCAGACCCTACAGACGCAGGTAGTGGTACAGAAGTATCTGGTGGTTCTTATGCTAGAACAGCAGTTACATTTGCTGCACCATCTAACGGTGTTACTACAAACTCTGCTGACGTTACTTTCCCAACAGCAACAGGTACATGGGGAACTGTAGGTTGGATTGGTATTAATGACGCATTATCAAGTGGTAACTTACTTTACCATACAGCATTAGATGCTTCTAAATCTATTACATCTGGCGATATATTTAAAATTACCACAGGTAATCTTTCAGTTACATTAGCTTAAGGATAAAAAATGGCTCTAGTCTTAAAAGATAGAGTTCAAGAAACTACTACCACTACAGGCACAGGCACAGTTACATTAGATGGTGCTGTATCTGGTTTTCAGTCATTTTCTGCTATCGGTAATAACAATACTTGTTATTACGCTATTGTAGGTGGAACTGAATGGGAAGTAGGTCTAGGAACTTATACATCATCAGGCACTACTTTATCTCGTGATACGATACTAGAGTCTAGTAATGGCGGAACTGCTGTAAACTTTAGTGCAGGCACAAAGAATGTATTTGTAACATATCCTGCTGAAAAAGGTTTATATTTAGACGCAAGTGGTAACGCTATTGCTTTAGGAACTCCAGCTTCTGCAACACTTACAAATGCTACAGGACTTCCACTTACTACAGGTGTAACAGGAACGTTACCAATAGCTAATGGTGGTACAGGAACAACATCAACAACTTTTACAAACTTAACTACCAATGTAACAGGCACACTTCCAGTAGCTAATGGTGGAACAGGCATTACAAGTTTAGGCACAGGGGTTGCAACTTTTTTAGGCACTCCGTCATCAGCTAATTTAGCTACTGCAATTACAGACGAAACAGGTTCAGGTTCTTTAGTATTTGCAACATTACCTACATTTGGTGCTACAGGTGTTAGATTTAGTGGCTCTACATCAGGAACAACAACAGTATTATCAGGAGCAACCGCAGGCACTTCTGTATTAACACTACCTGTAGCTACAGATACTTTGGTAGGTAAAACAACTACAGATACGCTAACTAACAAAACTTTAACAGCTCCAGTTATTTCAAGTATTACAAACACAGGTACTTTAACACTTCCAACATCTACAGACACTTTAGTAGGTCGTGCCACTACAGATACGCTTACAAATAAACGAGTAACACCAAGATTCTTAGCCTATACTTCTAACTCTGCAACTCCATTAAATGGTATAAGTTCAGATGACTATGACATTATTGTAATCACAGGACAATCAACCGCAATTACAAGTATGACTACAGGGTTTACAGGAACCCCAACAAACGGACAAAAACTTTGGATTTCTATTACAGGTACAACGGCTATTGCAATTACATGGGGTGCATCTTTTGAAAGCTCAACAGTAACATTACCTTCAACCACAGTAACAACTAATAGACTAGATATTGGATTTGTTTGGAACGTAGCTACTGGTGATTGGCGTTGTGTGGCGGTAGCATAATATGATAAAAATAGACTTTACATTTGATACAGAATATGGTGTTTTTAGTGATGCAATTTCCTTGCCTGACGACCATACTTTTACAGATGATGAAATAGAAGCTATGAAACAAGAAAGACTTTCTAATTGGATTGCCATTGTTACAGCACCTTCAGAGGAAGTTATTGAAACTCCAACAGAGGACATTGTAGAGTAATGGCTGATAGATACTGGGTAGGGGGAACAGCATCGTGGGATGGTACTGCTGGTAGTAAGTGGGCTTTAACATCTGGTGGTGCTGGTGGACAAGCAGTTCCTACTTCTGCTGACGATGTATTCTTTGACGCTGCTTCAGGTGCAGTTACTTGTACGATTGCTACTGGTAATACAGGTGCTAAATCTATTAATTGTACAGGATTTACAGGCACTATTACTGGAACAGCAGCAATTTCTGTAGCTGGTAGCATTACGCTTGTTGCTGGTCAAACTTACACTCATACAGGAGTAGTAACACTTACAGGCACAGGTACGCTTACAACTGCTGGAAAAACATTTAGTCCATTAACAATTAATGGTTCAGGTATTACAGTCACTTTAGGTGATGCTTTAAGTCTTAATCAAGGTGATTTAATTGTTACACAAGGAACATTTACTACATCAGGTAGTAATTATAGTATAACAGCAGGTAGATTACAGTCTGATAATTCTAATGTAAGAACAATTACATTAAATGCAAGTACTGTTACCTTAAATCAAGGTGCAGTTAGTCCTACTGTAGGTTTTACAACTTCTACTAACTTAACATTTAATGCAGGCACATCTACCATTAATTGTAATCAACCACAAACTATTTTTAATGGTGGAAGCCAAACATTTTATAATGTAGCAATTGGTGATACTCAAAATAACATTCATACTATGACTGGTGCTAATACATTTAATAATTTAACTATTAATAATCGTAATTCAAATGGTACTAACAGATTATCAATAGCAGCAAATATTACTGTTAATGGCACATTTACTTCTAATGGAACACAAACATTACCTTACAGAAGATGTTGGATATATTCAAGTGTATTTGGCACAAATAGAACTATTACAGCAGCAGCCATTAGTATTTTTGGTACAGACTTTAGAAATATAACAGGTGCTGGTGCAGCATCTTGGACTGATAGCTCAAGAACAGGTTATTGGGGTGATGCTGGTGGAAATTCAGGTATTACTTTTGCTACAGGTAGAAATGTTTATTGGAATTTAGCAGGCACCCAAAATTGGATTGCTACAGCATGGGCATTAACAAATAATGTT